TTTTATGGTGGTTTGGTCAATTGGATATAGTAAAACATGCATGATATTAGGCTCAATGTGACTTAATGCCTAATATTTTAGGCACCAGCTTGGAACTTGGCCCAATCGATCATCTGTCTGATGATATAACTACGTCTTCCGACTTCAGCCAAGATACTTTTGATGAAAGAACATTTCTCATCCTGTACTGAGTATTTAAGCTTCATTTCTATCATTTTCTGATCAGAATCAATGAACTTGGCGACATCTGTCTTCAGGATTTTTAGGTCTAGATCATTCCACCCAAGGTCTAAAAGTTCCGATCTGGTTATCGATCCAGAATAGTAGAGCCATAGATTCCTTTCCAATGTCTTCATCTCGGCTTCTTGTTTTCTTAGAACAAAAAGCTCTTTGACATAGAGTGAGTAATATCTATTATGAAGCTTTGGAATTTTTGCAGCTTCTTCGCCTAGCTGGATTGGATTTATCTCACAATCCGCAGTCCAAAGCTCTTCAATTTCTTGATAGGATGCCATATACTCTCATTATAAATCAATGTCAACTATGGAGACAATGTTTCAGGACTTTGATCTTTTGTAGTAATCGTAAGTAAAGATTACATTGGTTTTGATTGGATCGGGATCACTTTGAACTTCAAATTCAATTCCGTGCAGTTGTTCGATACAGAGATTGATGAATCGAAATGTGTTGGTGACATTGTTGCTAGCATCCATGATATAGAGAGTTCCATCACTATAGGTGAGTTCCCTATCTTCAGCTTGTTTGAAGCTTTCAGGACGAGTCAGTCCAACCAACCATTCTTGTAGGATGATCCAATTTGAAAGGTCTTGTCTGACGAGAAATTCAACAATCAGGTCTTCATAGACGATATGATCGCCTTGCATTTTTAGAGTAGCAAATGGTGTTGGTACCGGAACTGATCGGGTAGAAACAGTCGGAAGATTGAACCGAGTGCAATAGAGTTGCATTCTCTCGATTGCATCAATAGTCAAGACAGCTTTGCTCTTCAGGAGAAAGCTGTTGGCATCTTGTGTGCTAGTAGGTACAAAAACTGATGGTGGCGTTGACATTATTCATGGTCGAGTGTGGACCATGATATTTAAAGCTGTTCTTCCTCTCGTATACGATTCACCAATTTTTCTACAGCTTCATCATCGGTTTGAGAAACTGCGGCCACCATTCTATGACTTTGGTGAGCCATTGCATATGGTGTTGGAAATTGTTTATCAGAGTGATATGAAATTTTTAATCCATATGATATACAATGTTGAATATTCTGACTATTCACGGCAAATTATCCTCATCTTTTCTATATTCACCAACACCCTGTTCTTCTGGAAAGAAACAATCGACCGGAAGCATCTCACAATATTTTGCCTTGTAGACCCATCCAAATCCAGAAATCTTGGACAAACCAATAGTCTCTAACGCAGCCCATAGACCATCTATGTCAATTTTCTCTATCTGTCTGATTCTATAGAATAAAATATCACAATCTTTGCGTCTTCCGTCTTTATAAAGACTCCCACCAGTCAGAGCAACATGACATCCAAATGGTGGGCAAATTGCTTCTACTCGTCTGCAGAGTATTACAGCATCTTCGTGAGACCAAAACGACATACTAAGTCCAGTTGGTTTCTGACCACTTTATGTTACTTTTACAAGGCGATCCATAGACAAATGGGATATTCTTTTCATCCTTGATAATGAAGAAAACATTATTGTCAGTGTAGATGTATGAACCATTTGACACCCTTGAGTAAACCAAACACTCTTTGACAATTTCTCCAAGGTCTAGATCAGACGTAAAAGTATCCACCAGACTCTTGATTGGCTTTATTTCCCGATACACTTCTACTGTAAATTTCTTCATATAATCATCATATTATAGTTGGTTTTGAATGTCAAGCAAGCATTAAATTAACGTTTCTTCCAAGTTCCATAATGTCTTCAGCAGCAAGATTCAGAATGACAGTCTGGGAGGTATAGGTGACTTCGTTCGATGGACCGATGGTTGGAATCAGATAGGTAAATGCCATTTGAATGATATTGGCATTTGGATTTGGTACTTGTGAAAAGGTGACAGCAATATCTGTGCTATTTGGATCAGCTGGATTGATTGAATCTAGAGTTGTGGTGACTGTAGTTGACATTAGACTTCCTGAGTTGTTGGTTCAATATTTACCACTTTCTGCTTGTCCTTACGAATGGCAGTATTGAAGTATGACACAGCAGAAACCCTAGACTGGATATTGAATTTGTCTATAATTTCAGAAACTACAGAATTTCGATCCACAATTTTTGAGCGTTCTATGATGTAACCATAAATTTCTTTGAGGCGTGTTCCACCTTGACGTTTTGGTTTTTCTTCTACACCGTCTGAAACTTCTTTATCCTGAACAGGTTCTACCCAACCCGGCTTCTTATCATCCAACCACTTGAGACAGCCATAGAGGCGCTGGTTGGTCATGAAGATGGCCTGATGAACAGCCTCGTCATAGGCATAGAGAAATGGTTCTGGTCCTTCCTTGTAACGATCATTTGTCATGTACCTGACAAAGAAATTGATGAGATATAGATTGTATACCTCCTTTTCACGAACCGGATCGTCCCTCAGAATGTAATTTTCTTCGAAGGAAGCTTCTGGAGTGATTTTAAACAAAATTCGACCAATATCTGTGGCCGTCTTCCCTTCAAGGTCAGGGGTGCTTGAATATTCTGTGAACAAGACCTTTTCTTGAATGAGAGTCTTGATGGCATCTTGGATTGTGAGGTTTGTTTTTAGTTTCATTTATAACGACGTTCCTTTGGATAATTGTGTTTCAGACTTAGGTGCGATACTCTACGCCTAGTCGCAAACAAATGCAACAATTATTTTCTCAATGAAATCAACAACCAGTAAATTTCATTGACTTCTTCAAATAAAACGAGACCATACATACAGCATGACCGATCTAAACAATACAGCTGACATCCAAACTTTGATTCTTGCAGCTTTGGTAGAAAGTCAAGAATCAGCCTATAAACTAGCACCACATCTGAAGCCAGAATATTTTGAGACAGACGAATACCGTATCCTCTTCATTTCGATTCACGCCTTCATCACCGAATATGCCAAGACACCACCAATTGAGGCTATCCAGATTGACCTGAACAAGAAGTCGATCACTGAGGCTCAATATCAAGGTTGTTTGATGCTTCTCAGACAACTCTATGCACCAGAAATTCACACCACAATAAGAAACTCTCTAGCATGGGTTGTCATTGAAGCAGAACAATTTTGTATTGATAGAAGTATCTATCTTGCCATCCAGAAAGCGATCAAGATCATTGATGGTAGCGAAAAAATGGGTAAGGGTGCCATCCCAAAATTGATGCAGGACGCATTGAATGTGTCCTTTGATGTCCATGTTGGGCATGATTACATTGATGATAGTGATGAACGATATGAGTTCTATCATCACAAAGAAAAACACATCTCTACTGGATTGAGAGACCTTGACCACATCCTTCAGGGTGGCTATCCGAATAAATCTTTGATCGTCTTTGTGGCACCCACTGGTGTTGGAAAAAGTACCATTCTTTGCAACAGTGCCGTAGAAGCATTAATCAAAGGTGAAAATGTTCTCTATGTTACCTGTGAAATGGCTGACAAAAAGATTGGTGAGCGCATTGACGCCAACCTTATGGAGACGCCAATTCATGAAATCATCAACTTGAAAATTGAGTCATACAGAAAGAAAATTTCAGATATCAGAGCAAAGACGACTGGAAAGCTGGTCATCAAGGAATATCCACCAGCAACAGCCAATGTCAATCATATTCGTGGATTTCTCGATGAGTTGAGGCTGAAAAAGAACTTCAAGCCAACTATCATCATGCTTGACTACCTTTCACTCATGGCTTCAATCAGAATGAAGACCAATGACAATCTCTATGCTTATGGTAAGACGATTGCAGAAGAAGTCAGAGGACTTGCTGTAGAATTGGGAATTCCTATTGTCACAGCGGTTCAAACCAATCGCGCTGGTCAGAACGACAGTGACTTTGAATTGACTGAGGTGGCAGAGTCTCATGGTGTTTCTATGACAGCTGATGCGATGATTGCGATGATCAGCCAAGAACAGCTAGAAAAGATTAATCAGGTCAAGATGAAACAGCTTAAAAATCGTTATGGTCCAATTGATAAGCCAAGGACATTTCAACTTGGTATTGATAGAGCACAAATGCGCTTGTTCGATGTCAACCAGAACCATGTTCCTACTGAACCTGTTAAACAACCGATGGAATATGGTGCTAAATTCCCAACTGGTGGAAGTGACTGGAAGATTTAGTGTTTGTGCGTTACTAAAGATGATGGTGTGCATATTTTATAGCACACAGGGCATTCTATTTTCTTATTTAAACCAAGAGGTAGAATTCCTTTTCTCTTTTCTGTTGCAATAATCAGGTTTGGACTTTCTCTTAATGCTTTTAATCTTTTTTCTTTAAATTCTTCGGTTTGTTTTGTGCCTTTGTTGACAAGACGAGCAGCTTCTGTTTGTATGCTCATATCTCGTCCACGATGATTAAAATCTACTATTTTACGTGTTTCACTATTTCTTTGAGAAGTTGACATATTTTTACGGGCTTCATCTGAATGTTTCTTTCCACGTCTAGAATCAGAATAAGCTTTTCTAGATATAGCATATTGTTTAGATGTTAACTTACGAAGCTTTTTATTCCGTCCCATTGCAGCTATTGCCATGCGTGTTGTATTTTCAAATTTTGACCCAATAAACATTTTATATAGTAATCTATGAGCAATAAAGTGTTCTCTAGCTGTGAAATATGTAAAATTTTCTTTATCTTTAACGCCACCAAGTTCAAAATCTTTCGGAAGAATATGGTGTTCTTCTGTGTATCCTTCTGGAAAAAAGCATTTGCTATAATCTTTCTAGATGCTCTATTTTGAGCCTTCTCGACTAAATTAAAATACCAATTTGTATACTTATTGGGTAGAGCAATAGATCGAAGTTGTTCTGTATAAATATTCATGAAGCTGCGTATCTCCTTAAGAAGTGTGCGTAGGACGTTTGGGTTTGCAGACCGCGAAACGTACTTTTATTTAAGGAATATTAAATAGTTCAATGGATAATATAAATACAACAAGCTTAAAAGATTTCTATGCTAATACCCAAAAAGCTATGGAGACATTTAGATTTTTGGAAGAATCTGATCATAAGATCATGTATCCATCAACAATATCAAAAGCTGATTATCACCTCAGTCAGTCACTTCACAAAGATGGTCAGGTTAGTGGTATTAATCTAGATACACTGAGAAATGCTGGAATCGTTATTGAACGTATCACCAACAAACCTTCTACATTGGTTCCAAGCATTGATCGTTTTGATGAAGATAAAGTTTTAAAATTTATAGACACACCACATAAAGAAGGATGTTCAATATCACCATGTACATGCGTACATCCAATTGTAATTTCTAGGGATCAAACTATCGTAGATGGACATCACAGATGGCTTGCTGCCTATAACATGGGTGATAAGTCTGTTCTCTGTGACCAGATCAATCTTCCATTCTCTCAAATTTTGAAGATTCTAGATGGTCAAGACAAGAGACCAACAGAAGTAAATGATCCTAGTACGCCAAAGACAACGACTGCCGATCCCGGTTCTGATGGACTATCTGAATCAGAAGTCAAGACCATTCTCAAGTTTATTCTTGAAGGTCTGAAGAGTGGTGTTTCAGAAGATGAAGTAGCTAGATTTGTTTCTGAAGATTCTGGAATTGCTTTTGAGTCAGTTAATGCTGTACTAACTGAAGCTATCCAGATCACAACAGAGAAGAGTAGACCAAAAAGAAACTTCAAGCGTCCTGTTCGTGTTGTCACTCATGGTGCTCAGACTAGACGTAAGTATCGTGAAGTTGATGGTGGAGAGATTTTTGAACACGACAATTGGGTTAAATCAAATTTTAGAAGTGAACAGGGAGAACTATCTCGTGTTGCACAACATTATGGAACCAAAGCAAATTCTCTTTATAAAGCTTATTCAACTGGTAAGCCAACAGACCTAGAACCTCATCATATCACCTCTATGCAAAATACAGACGCTGGTGATATTCATTCTCATCGTGATTTAATGCATCATTTCGCTAGACCGGGCCTTGATTTTGGTGACAATAGACATAGTACCATTCAACACATTTTCAACATATTGAAAAAGAAAGGACCAATGGAAATGCCAATTGTTATGCGACATAAGGATGGCACTCATGAATTGGTTGGTGGTAATACTCGTTTATCAACACTTCATTCTCTAGGTATTAAACCAAAGGCTTGGGTATTCAATGCACCAAGTGAAATACATGGATATAAGGGTCATGTGAATGAAGAAAAAACAAAAACCTTAGATGAAGTCGAATGGGTTCATCCTTTCAAAACCTTAAAGAAGATTGCTCGTTCCTCTTCGCCAGACAAGGTCATATTCAAGGATGGAAAATCAGCAAGAATTGATGTCAAGTCTGCTCATGCTATTGTTCACATTCACAAGAATCTGAGTGAACCAAATCAGAAAAAGATTGAGAATGCCTGTCAGAAGAACTCTCGATCATTCAAGAAAATTCGTGACTGGGCATTTGCTCACACTTCTGCACTGAGAGAAGATGAGAATATGGACATGATCTTTGAGGCAGCAATTCAGAAGAAGTCTAAGATCAAATCAAAGACGAATGCGACTGAGAAGAATGCAAAGCGTGATCATATTTCTGGTGGTTACCAGAGTGGTAAGGATGGAAAACCTCAACTTTCTGACGAAGACGAAATGGATGTTGACGGTGGTGGTGCAGGAAAAGCAGTGAGTGTTAATCCGGGACTTTCTGGTGATGGTACATATACACCAACGGTTTAAGACACTGTATTAATGTGAATCAGTTTGCAATTTTCAAAATGCCAACGTTTCATATTATTAAGACCACCAACTTTGCCGCA